CTCTTCGCCCTGGCGTCGTGCGGCAGGACCAGGACGTCGGCGTGGGGCTGCTTGGCAAGCCTGGGTATCCATTCCTCGGCGTCCATGCCGCTGCCGTCGTCGTAGTGGAAGATCTCCACGCCGCCGCGCATCCTGCGCCACCAGACGAAGGCCGCCTTGTCCCGGTAGCCGATGTCGCTCGTCACCCAGACCTCGTGGATGCCGTCGTCGCGAGCCTCGACCGGGCAGATGCGGCCCTGCTTCTCGGCCTGCTCGACGTAGCGGCCGAAGATCGCGCCGACGTTGGCCGCCGAGAAGTCGCACTCGTACTCCTGCCGGTACAACTCGTCGGGCATCTCCCTGCGCTCGTCCTCCAGCACCTCCTCGCGGATGTGCTTGGTCTCGGCCACGCCCAGGTGCGAGTGGAACCAGTGGTCGCTGGTCTTCGCCAACTGGATCAGGTCGTGGAAGTGGTTGTAGCCCCGAGGTGTGCTGATGAACGCCGCCCAGCCGTCGTTGCCGGCCAGGATGGGGCGGAACATGGACCACGCCCTGGGGTCGCTGAGTGCCGCCTCGCTCATGGTGATGCCGAACGGGTTGGAGCCCACGAGGTGGTCGAAGTAGTCCGAGCCTACAAGCTGCCAGATCGCCCCGTTCACCAGGGTGATCTTCATCTCGGTCTTGTTGGTGTCCTCGCGCAAAGCCCGGGGGAACACTTGGTCCAGGGTGCGACGCCCCAGGTTGTCGAAGCCGTCCCAGACGACCTTGCGAGCCTGCTTGTGGGTGGGCAGCATGTGGAAGTACATCCCCGGCCGCTTGAACGCCGCCTTGGCCGCCTGATGCAGCATGGTGAGGTCCTTGCCGTACCGGCGCGGCCAGCAGGCCGCAGCGCGCAGCCCGCCCTTGTCGAAGTAGCGCATGAGGTCGCGCTGGGGCGGGCGACCCGTGAACCCGTTGGGCAGGCTGATGTCAGGCATGGGCCGCATCCCAGATGCGCTTGCACTGCCCGTGCATCTGCTCCTTCGTCAGCGTGCTGTCGAAGCGCAGCTTGACGATGACGTCCTCGCACAGGTCGTAGGACAGGTCGCCCTTGCGGCGCGAGACGCGGTGGACGACCAGGGCTACAAGCAAAGCCTCGATGATCGAGGCGACAGCGAGCCCGCAGACAACCCACCAGTTGACGTCCACGCACGAGAGCAGAGGCGTCACATGTGCCTCCAGCGTGCCATCGGCAGGTCGATGCCGCCGAACAGGATGCCGATCAGCACCAGCACGAAGATCAGGGCGATGATCGCCCGCGCCACCATGCCGAACGGCGGCGGCAGCGGGACCAGCGCGGTGAACACGTACCACAGGATGCCGAAGACCAGCACCAGGATCAGCAGCGTGACGAGCATCTCGATCATGGTCTAGTCCTCCTTCGTCGTGAGCCAGGGCCGGCAGCGTGCGGTCAACCATTCGAGCGTGCCGAAGACGAGCACCAGCACCAGCAGCGTGACGAGCATCGCGATCATGATGTACCTCCAGGTTACGCCTCGCCGATCCACATGCCTGGGCTCGCCTCGGGCAGCACATCGTAAGCCTCGCGGCCGAGGACGTCGGGCGGCTGCTCGTGCCACGCATCGCGTGGGATGTCCTCACGCCGCAGGCCGACGCGCCGCATCGCCTGCGACGTCGGCGCAGCGTAGCGCAGCACCTCGCCGAAGCGATGCGAGGCGTCGCACACGTCCAGCACGATCACGCGGCCGCCGGGGGCCAGTGCCTTGCGCGCTGCCTTCATCGCCGCCGACAGCCGCACATGGCCCAGCACGTAGGCAAGCACCACGAGCATGGCGCGCTCGCGTGGCCGCATGCGGAAGTCGCACAGGTCGCCCAGCCACCGCTCGCCGTGACACACGCACAGGTCAAGCTGCGCCTTGCTCTGGTTCACCAGGGTGAACCGCAGGTCGGGCCGCAGCAGTTGCCAGTAGAACTCCATCCCGCCGACGCCGCAGCCCAGGCTCACGATGCGTGCGCCCTGGTGCAGGAAGCTGTTGGGCCGGATGGACCGGCGCAGCACCTCGGTGCTGTGCAGCCGCTGGTCCGGCGAGAGCATGAACAGTTGCAGCACGATGCGCCGCTGGTCCATGAGCCAGCGTGTGACCTCGCCGACCAGCATGTCGTCAGCGTAGAGGTCGTGAGCCTTTAAAGCCCCAGTCGCGCACCTACCAGTAACGCAATGCTCGGCTGCCAGGGTCGAGGCGATCACTGCTCTTCCCGGATGATCACCGTCAGCGGGCCGCCGCCATCGCCTGCGATCTCGCTGCGGTTGAGCTTGGGAGCGGCGTACTCGGCCAGCATGGCGAGTGCCCTGGTGGCTCCTGCCGGGTCAGGCGGCCGCCCGGCACGCACGAGCTTGCCGTCCGCATCGCGCACGTCCGGCGAGCCCTCGGCGATGTCGCGCACCCACTTGGCGAAGTTCTTCTCGTTGCTCTCAAGCAGCCGGGTGATGGTCTCGCGGAAGGTCGTGGTCACCTTGTTTGGCACGCCCGGTTTCCTGCCGCCGCGCTTAGGCGCAGCCGCTGCGGGGCCAGATTCGGCTACTTTTCCGCTCGGGTCAGGGGTTGACATGGCGCGAAATGTACTGCGAAACCACCCAAGCCACTAGTCCTAGATCAGCCAAAACCACCCATCCTGGCAGGCTCTACGCCCGGTAGAACTACCAGAACTACCCAAAAACTCAGTTTTCCTACGCGGCTGCGCATTTCGCGGCCGCACGCACGCGCCCGCGCGTTTACCCTTACCTTTAAAAAATACCCCCCTATAAGGGTGTAGCTGAGTAGTCCTGAGTGGTTCTACCGGGCGTAGAGCCATAGCAACGCAGTAGTCCTGCCGACTAGTCTTGACTAGTTCCGGGTAGTTGTGAGCAAAATCACGCATCCGCAAAATAAAATAAGCCTGGGTCTCAAATCTCTGTAGAATTCAGGCTTGACAGCCACCAACCAAACGGAGTTTGAAGACATGAAGAATGGAAGCCTTGCAGCGTTCGTCGGCCCGATGCCCGAACTGTGCGGCCCGGTCAAGCCTGCGGCCAAGCGTGGCCGCCCGGCCAAGTACGCCAATGAGGCCGAGCGTCAGAAGGCGTGGCGTGCCAACAATGCCGTGAAGACCCTGCGCATCGACGGCAAGGCCGCCGCCACCATCGCCAAGCTGGCCGAGATGTACGACTGCGATGAGACCCACGTCGTGAACAACCTGCTGCGCTTCGCCCTGGCGAACCGCAACTGGGTGCAGGCCGGTGTCGGCGGCTGGGCCATCAAGGATGCCCGCTTCACCGCCGGCAAACGCACCGCCCCGGTCGAGCCCGACCTGTCCGCCCTGGACGCCGAGTTTCCCCTTGTCAAGTAACCTGGAGCTTTAACCATGATCGACAACACCAACCCCTTCGTCATCGCCGACAACGCCATCCGCGCCCTCGTGGTCGAGGCGGCCGCCAAGCACCCCGAGCTTGGAATGACCTTTGGCTACATCGGCAACTGGGACAGGCACGGCGACGACCGCTCCTTCCGCATATTCACCAACCGCAAGGATTCCGGCCGCCGCTCGATCTCCTACCACCTGGGCAGCGTGAACAACCTGCCGGCCGCCCTCGGCCGGCTGCCGTACCACCTCGACGCCTTCATTGCGATGGCACTCAAGGCCGACCGCGCCTACTGATCTCCCACCCACCCACCAACCTGGAGCTTTAAAGCATGAAGACCCTGCAAGTGTTCCACGCCGGCCTGCTGGTCGGCACCCGCAAGACCGAGAACGCCTACACCCACGCCCTGGTGGCGCACTCCTTCCGCCCGGCCGACTACGCCGCCAAGTGGAGCAAGGCCGGGTACGACGCCGGCTTCCTCGACAAGGTGGCGGCCAAGTACGCCACGCCCTGGGTGGTGTCGTTCCACTCGTCCCTGGACCTCGCACGCAAGGCTGCCGGCGGCACTCGCCTGGACTGGCTGTGCTGCTCCATCTCCATCGAGCCGGTGGTCGAGAAGGACGTCAAGCTGCGCGCCAGGACCGTCCGCAGCAGCGTCGGCTGACGCCATTACGTTACGGTGAATTGCTAGCCGGGGGTTGACACCCCCAGGCTGCAGCCCACAGAATCCACCCCGCCAACCATCAGGAGCAACAGCAGATGTCCACCCCCCGCAACTTTCCCGTCGGCACCCGTGTGCGGTCGTACGACTTCCCAGGCGAGCGATCCTGCTACCTGGAAGGCAAGGTCGTGTCCATCGACATGCATGAAGGCGTGTATCACATCGACGTGGACCGCATCGTGCGCGACCACCAGGAGCGGCCGCTCAAGGGCCGCTGGGTCGTGACCCCGCCGCTGAACGGACGCAAGTCCCTCTTCGGCACCGCCACGCACGGCGTCGTCCTGGCCGCCACCGCAACCAACCCCACCACTACGGAAGCAACGCAATGAGCCTGTCCCATACCACCATCGACAACCGCGAACTGCTGCGGCTGCGCGACGTCGAGCGCGCCTGGACCGCCGTCTTCGAGACCCTGCGCAAGCACAACAAGCAAGCCTTCACCATGCCGATGACCGGCACCGAGTGCGCGGTCGCCGAGATCGCCCGGCTGCAGCGCATCGAGGCGGCCGCCATGAGGAACGGAACGTGAACGCCGGGCTCACCCCAGGCGAGGGCGATGGCGGGGGCGACCCCGTCCACACGGCCATCAAGGTCGCGGCGGCCGGGCTGCAGGCTCTGCTGGAGCGGATCGAGCCCCAGGCCGTCGGGTTCGTCATCCTGGCCGCCCGGCGCACGCCCAAGGCCAACCTCC